ACCTGATACGCAGATATCAAGACAAGTACATCGACATCTTCCGCCTTCAAGAGTCTGTTGCTGACGCTCGTGGAAAGCTAGAGCAAGATCAAGACTTCCGCATGGCGGAGGAACTGTTCTATGGTAAGGCAGCCGAACGTTTGGAGCAGCTAGACAATAAGACTAACGATGTGGTGACCGCTATCAGGGAGGCCAAGCTGAATATGGATCAGGTTGATGAGTACCTCTACGCTATGCACGCAAAAGAGCGTAACGCTAGGCTGAAAGAGACAGAAGGGATAGAGAACGGTAGTGGTATGACCGATGCCGACGCCGACAACATCATAGCCTCATATGAAAAAGGGTATGGCTTGATTGGGGAGGATCAGAAGCCAGCTATGCAAGCTGTCCATGCTATGGTCATGGAGATTGCTGCGGATAACAGGAAGTTGATGGTGGAGTCTGGCCTTATGTCTCAGGAAGAGGCAGATGCGCAGCAGCTACACTCACCAAACTATGTTCCCCTTCAAGGTTTTGCTGTTGATGAAAGCGGTTCACGTACGCAAACGGAATACGCAGGCGGATCTAGTGGCTTTAACGTAAGGGGAAGGGAAGGTAAGAAAGCTGGGGGTAGGGAGAGTGCGGCAGCCAATCCATTGGCGCAGCTGATTACCAACTCCGCTAACCTACGCATCCGTGCAGAAAGAAACTTGGCCTTGCAGAAACTGCATAACCTAGTCAAAGAAAACCCTAACTCGGGTATATGGGAAGTGATACCCCCAGGCCAAACTATTGACCCCAACCGTAGTGTAGGTGTGAAAATTGACGGGAAGGAACACTTCATTCAGTTTAATAAGGGGATGGAAAAATATTCCGATACCCTAAAGGACATGGGGGTGGATAAGCTTACCATGCTCAATAAGTTTCTACGTCCAATTAACAACTGGTTGAGGAGGTCATTTACGACAATCAACCCTGAGTTTATCCTAACCAACTTCGCTCGTGACATTCAGTCGGCTGTGTTTAACGCCATGGCTGAGGCTGACATACCAGGAGGACAGATATCAGGCAAGTCAGAGGTGGTCGGAAAGATGATGAAGCGTGTCCCGCAAACCTTAAAGGGGTTGCTGAACACAAACCTAGGCAGAGATGTAGATCCTAACATAGCTAAGTACTACGCTGAGTTCAAAGAGGATGGGGGTAAAACTGGGTGGGCATACGCGCAAAGCCTAGCAGATAGGAAGGAATCTTTGGAAAACCAGATTAATAAAAAAAAGGGGGGGTTCAACGGTAAGCAGATCCTAGAGTTAGTAGAAGGGGTAAACGACGCTGTCGAAAACAGCATCCGTCTGGCTGCATACATAGAGGCTCGCGAAGCTGGTGTATCGCGTGAGAAGTCGGCTCAACTAGCGAAGGGTATTACCGTCAACTTCAACAAGCAAGGTGAGGCGAGTGGGGTACTGAATACTTTGTACTTGTTCTTCAACGCTTCGGTTCAGGGTAGCGCTAGAACGATTAAATCTTTAGGGTCGAAGAGGGTTCGGAAGAACATGGCTGGAGCCGTCGTTATTTCGGCTATGCTGGACATGGTGAACCGAGGTATGTCCGATGAGGATGAGGACGGTATTTCTTTCTACGATAAGATCTCGGACTATGAAAAGGAACGGAACATAATTATTATGACAGGTGGCAGTAGCTACAAAAAAATCCCCTTACCATACGGGTATGGAGCCATCTGGAACCTCGGGACTTCAGCTGGTAGCGTAGCTGCTGGGGCTCGGTCTGTCGATGAAGCCCTACTCTTCTCGGCTACAAACGTCTTCACTTCTTTCTCTCCGCTTCAGGTGGGCGGGAGTGATGATAAGTTTAAAGAAGGGGTTCAGATGATTTTCCCTACTGCTTTACAGCCAGTCGCAGACCTAGCTGTAAACCAATCTTACTACGGTAACAAAATTTACGCCGAGCAATTCCCTGGATCTACTCCAAAGCCCAAGTCGGAGATGGCGTACAGGGCTCCCACTCCATTTATTGAAGCAGGCAAAACAGTCAATAGATTGACGGGGGGAACGAAAGACAAGCCTGGACGCATTGATTTCAATCCTGACCAACCGTGGTACGCCGCAGAGTACTACATGGGTGGAGCAGGTAAGATGGCGACACGTACAGGTAAATTAATTGATGATGTTGCACAAGGAATCCCAGCAAAGAAAACTCAGTTGCCTTTTGCTAGGAGTTTCTCAGGTGATGCAAGAGAGACCGCTTTCTACTCCGACATGGATAAGTTCGTGGAGTACGGTACCGAGGTAGAGCAGCTATTTAATGAATCTGTTTCTAGCAAGATTGGTGGGCCAGATAAGAAGAGGTATGCAGGCATTAATGATCTATACGGACAACTCCGCATTGCCGAAGGGCATATCAAGTTGGCAAGGAATCTAATCAAAGCGCAGAACGACGAGACTCACTCATTGTACATCCCCGATGCAGCAAGGAGAGCAGCGAAGATAGAGGAGCTAAGGGAGGATCAGCGGAAAGCGATGATGGTCTTCAACAAAAAATACAGCGATGCCAGAAAATAAAAAGATAAAAGACACCGCTCTTGGGGCGTGGCTAAGTAGCAAGGCCCCTTCGTTAGCATCAAAGGTTGGGGATCTCCTGCCTGACAGGGGGGTGCTAGGCATTGTAAAGAACCTAGTGGGTGGGGAGCCCAACATTTCCCCTGAAGATATGCTTGAGTTCGAGCAGTTGAAGATGCAGCAAGAGATCTCGGCTCAAGAGCAAGTCACACGCAGGTGGGAGGCGGACTCCAAAGGGGATGTACAGCTGTCTAAGTACATCAGGCCAGCGAGCTTGATTGCTTTGACCTCGTTCTATATGATCGTAACAGTTTGGGATGGGCTCGATGATGACTTCACTCCCCCTCAGATTTACATCCGACTGCTTGAGCTGCTTATGCTTACCGTATTCGGGGCATACTTCGCAGGTAGAACGATTGAAAAGGTAAAGAGATGAGATTGAGAAAGAAGTACCAGAACGGAGGGGGAGTTCCTGGAGGGGATCCAAAGCGCGAAGCAGAGCAGCTTGCCTTTGCTCAACTCTTAAAAGACGAGGCTTTTAAGAAGAAGCTGGAAGAGAAGATGCGCTTGCGTGATGAGTACGGGGTCTACGCTGACGACGCTGCTGGTCTCCCATCTATCGATCCATTCCTGGCTTTGACTGCAGCGGGGGATGCAGAAGCCATCGGTTCTGGACTTTCAGAAATGGCTGGTGGAGACCTACTTACTGGAGCAGGAAACGTTATGCTCGGTGCCGCCAGCCTCGCAATCCCTGGTACCCTCCCGAAGATTAAGAACGTAAGGGGACTGGATGTAACATTGAGAGACGTTAACATGCCTGCGCATAGAGGCAATGTCGCTGACATAACTGTAGGGGACATAGAGCTGGCCAGTATGTCAAGGAATGAAGACGTACTCGTCCAGGGAAGACCGATGTATGAGCCAGACATTAATGCTGGTGCGTCCAAACTAGCGGAAAGTAAGGACAGGTTAGCCTATCTAAAAAAGAACGACCCAACATCAAGTGAGATACCAACGCTTGAGAAGAGTCTCATCAATCGACTAGGCAAGTACCCCGAGGAAGTTGCGGACATGTCGGCGGGGTCTATTAGAAGGGCTATGGCCGATGCGACAAAAGAAATGCTGGATCATGTTCCTATTGGAGCAAAGACTGGAGCCACGTCATACTCTACAGACTCTTACCCTATTGTATTGCAGCGATGGGCTAAGGGTCAGCTGTCCGCAAACCGATTTGATGACGTCAGCCGATTTGAGGGTGACCTATTGAACCAATCTGGAAAGAAATATAAAAACTCTCCTGAGGTAGAGCAGTGGCACAAAAGATACGAGGGCAATGAAGAGGTGGTAGGGTATTATAACGACGATTTTTTCGACAACACTTTTTCGCCACGCAATCAAATGGATTTCGATCAGTTTACTCGTATCGATCCTGCTGCCAAAGCTGCTGTAGATGGGAACAATTTAAACAGAGCGGAAGACTTATACGATAAGTACCGTGCTCAAGCAGACAATCCGTTTGGCGTTAGCTCATTCGGTACGTCTGGGTCTGAGGCCATCTTAGATTTTGATGAGGCTCAAGAACTGGCAGATATATTCAACAAAAGAATTCGTGCCGCTGCTGACAGGAGACCGTCAAAGCAGGCCAATATGTTGAAGAGGGGGGACAATAAGGCTAAAGCGCAGATAGGAAAAGACGAAGGTATCCCACTCGCTAAAGTCGTAGACAGAGGGGAGGGGTTCACCATTGTCTACCCCCAGATTCCGTTCCACAGAAACTTTGAGGAAGGGGGTAAGTTCAAGATCAAAAGGCAGCGCCCGACAGGGATGCAAGTAAAGAGATGAAAGGGGGTGGACTGCCTTAAGCAAAGCAATTAGAAACAATAAAGAGCCCACCCCTTTCCTAACCTTAACACAGGCCACTTGTCTGGCCGCTGCTAATATACGAAAAGGGAGCGCCGTTGCGCCCCCTTTTCTATCAATCAAGGTGACACACACCCCGATACATAGAGACAATGACTCCCTATGTATATCGCAATATAAGTCTTAAGTAAAGATGCTGCAAACCTTACCCGTTCCTGGGTGTAGGTATGTAGTGCAGTACCCCACAAGCTGATAGCTATCAAACGTTTGCAAATCTGAAAGCACCAGCATTGTAATAAGATCCTCTCGATCCTTTCTAGTGTAGCACTTCTTGTACGCTTGACTCTTGGGGACACACACACTGAAATCAACCTCGTTCTTTACGTAACTTTTTAACTCCTCCCTGTCAACAACGACGAATGCAGCCAGGTCTGGCATGTCAAAAGCTATGGTAGTAGCCTCGCCAAACACCCATCCGTGTTTGCCTTGCACGTTCTTAAGCTCTACCCATATCTCGTCGGGCAGGTTATTTCCTTTGACATCGACACCTTGATCGTCATGCCAGTAGTCTATGTGCATGTGTATGTCTTCCTCTCTACTAGATTTTCGGACACCAGGGTTAGCTCGTTCGTATCGAGTAGCGGCGACACCGCCGTCTCTCCAGGATCTCTTTCTTCGGCTATCACTGACCATTGAACTCCTCCGTATGTTGCTTGACAGCTTCTCTTACTAGATCCGCTTCAACGAGTAGCCACTTACGATACACACTTACTGCGTCATACACAGCCGCGACGTCCGTAACTGGATCTCCATCCAGATCGTGAAGGGATTCGTATAGAGATGTACAGGCTTCATGCATGCGATTGCAAGCGCCCTGATAAACCTGACTTAGAGCACGCAGATTATCATCCCCCATGCTGCAGTTGTTTTATGTCTTCAATCACACGGTCAATTTGCTGCTTATTCTTCGCTATATATACAGCGCAGTCCTTGTTGTTATCAACGAGGTGACGTAGAAAAAGTTTCCAGCGCATGCTGAAATCATGATGAGAGTGCAGGTACCCCTTGGTTTCGATGACCCAGCTCTCGTCCGTGGCCACGAAGTCTGGCGTATACCTGATAGGCAACTGAATACTGTTGCTCCGATCGCTCAGGTCTTTTCTCTTGGCGGTCATCTTCAAGTACCTGTTGGGATACCTGAACTTATCCATCAACAGATACTCCTTCTCTTCGTACTTAAAGTCTAGCCCCGCTGCCCTAAGCTGGTCGTTGCAGTACTTCTCGATACCGCTCTTGAATTTACCCAGGTTCTTCTTGCGACTAGGTCTAGTCGCTGACTTCCTCTTCTTCATCGCCCTGTAATATACCACCAAAGGATGTATTAGGGGCAATAGTATACCTGATTTTATCAATAGGAATCTCTTTCTGAACACCTCCAGTAAAAGACAACGGGCTAATGATTGGCTTTTGTTTGCCCCACTCCACGAAACCCGTGTGAGAATTATTCATAATCATCTTAAAGGGTTCGTCAAGAGATGAGGGCTGACCTCCAGTCTCTGTCTCCCTTACCTTCCTGATATGAACCTCTGTCATGCTACGAGTATGCGGGTCAGGGGCCTGCACCTTTCGGTGTATAGTGAGGAAGCAGTCCGCTCTGTTCACAAACTTACCGCCCCCCTCTGTGTCTTCTGCATAGGGTGCGCTCGGTAATCCATCCGCCCCCTTCCTTCTCTGTGCCTCAGTGACAGCGTGCATGTTCAACCATACAGCGACATCGTTATTCTTACTGAATGTAAGGAAAGATGTAGCAGCCTCGTAGTGGTAGTCGTGAGTGTTCTGCATCTCAGACTTCCGAAGGTCTAGCCGCAAGCTATTGTATGGGTCTACAAACACCGCGTCGATGCCGTGATAGAACTGTGTCTTCTCCATGAAGGTGATCATGTCCATGTATGTGTAAACATGGGTCGTGGTCACGATATAGAAGTGGTCGTTCACGAACTCGTATGAAGCCTTGCGCTCCTGGTAGGTCATGTTGGCTACCTTCTTGTCGCAGACCATTTGCATCAGTGACATCTTGATGCTGCTTGTTCTATTCTCCGCACTGTAGATCATCCACTTCCAACCATGGCGAATTGTGGAGTTAGCGATTAGGTACAGAGCACTGGTGGTTTTACCCACGTTACTGTGTCCGTTCATGATAACGAACTCTTTCTTGTACCGAAAGTATTTATCTAGCTCCTCACTACCAGTGTCTAATCCCTGCTCAATACGCCCTTGACTAAAGTCCTCGATCCATTGGAAGTCATCATCCGCGTCTACCAAGAAGCTTAAGTCCCCATCCTCGATGCGCATTTGTCTTTGCGCTTCCTCCTCTTGCTGTACGATGTCGCGTATAGGACGCGTCTTACCATGCTCAATGCCTTCTCGGATTGCATCCAAGGCAGATTGCATACTGTCTATATCTCTTTTAGATATCTCCCTAGAGAGGACGCGGATAACCTCCTCCTCTTCCATCTTACCAGCAGCGATGTATCCACCGCAGAGCGTGGCTGCTTTGATTAGCACATTGTGCTTCTCTCCATGCGATGCATTGCGCACCATACGGGCAGCGATATTGAGTTTGTCATAGTCAGTGTGTTGAGGTGTCGGCTCTAAGGCTGGCTCCTCAAACTTCTCTTCACTAACAAACTTCCCGAACTTCTGGCTGACAGTCTTAATGACTATCTCAGGGTCATAGCTCTCAAAACACGCACGGCTTTCATTGATGCCGCTCTCGTCTAGGTCAAGGCCATACCTCCCGTCGAAGTATCGGACAAGGGCTCTGAAGTGATCCCTGTGTCGCTCTGGATTGCTTACTCTTACTAGCGCCTTTACGCCAGTACCTGATGGGGATTCCCAACAGCTGTAGATGTACTCGTCTGTAGCAAGTACCTTCTTAGTAGATTCAACTTCAACGTGATCAAAGTCAAGAACTATGTAACTACTGTGTTCGTTGATGTCATTATCGGAACGAGACGAGAACTCCCCACTGAACAATACAGCGGGGAGTTGCATCTTCTTCTCTTTGTTTCCCGATCTTACACTTTCAACTACTGTACGTGACCTCCCGTCCCGAATGCGATGCAGTGCTTGAACTACTGTCAACGGGTGCGGACTGGCCTTGTCGTATATGCTTCTGAAGATCGTTATGTTCATCGCGGGCGATGATTAACAGGATGAGGTAACCCGCCAAGTCCAGTAGGGTATCCTCTGTCTCGTCGTTCAAGCCAGCGTTTTGTATGCGCTTCAACTTGTCGTCGATACGTTGTCGTATCCCATACTCGGCATTGGCGGAAGAAAAAACGTTCAGAGGGGACAGCGCACTGTCACCATAAGCGTCATTCTTTTCCAGCAGCAACTCCCTAACGGTGTTAGTCGCCGCTACTATCTGTTCCCTTCTGGTCATCCAGTGATCGTTGTGATTTGCCTATGACTTTCCTATCTAATATCTCATCTATAGATACTCGCTTGTCTTTTGCTTTACTGGTTTTGTAAAACAATTTCTTGAGTCGGCTCATTGTCTTATCGTCATAGAGCATGATGTCTATGGGATCGTCAAAGCTCGACACAATCCAAGTCTCTACAGAAACATCCCGTTTGTTCTTCCTGTAAGAAGCTTTTACGGTGATGTAAAAGATATCAGGTTTAGAAAGGCAGGTCATCAGCGACCTTCGACTCTTGCTTCTTAGCTCGAGCTTCCTTTGCACCCTCGCTGTTCGGATCGTAGACTCGGCAGCAAGCCTTTCCGCTACGGCTCATGAACATAGTCAAGTACACGTTACCTCCGTGTCCCTCACTGTTCTTTGCGGTAAGGTATTTGTCCAGCATCTCTTGAAGCTCGTGGTCCTTAAGCTTAAGCCTCCACCCGATGAGCTCATTGTTGTCGTTGTAGGAGGGGTCATCGGCCCAGCCGACGAGCACACTGTCGTTCTTTCTTTCTGTCATGTTTACGTGTGTTAGAGTATTTGCAACAAGGCGAATATAACTAGGATAGCTATGAATGCAAGGTCAGACTTCAAATTTTGCATAACCTTCCAATTCTTCTTCGTCTCGCGCCATCCACTCCTGGATGTTTGTTAACGCTTCATTGAATTTCATCTCACCAGAGAACAGGGTTTTCTCTGAGCACCTCACCAAACCTGGGTAGTAGGGGTCGGTCTTCTCCTGTACGAGCCAGTAGAATTCATCCTTGCCTGTCACCAAAGTGTAGATGTAGGCTTGGATATCGTAGCAGAAGGATCCGACATCGTACCTGAATTTACTCATCGATCGGGTGGACTTGCTGTCGCACACAAAGTCTGGGTGTAGGTAGTCGATGAAGCCCTTCAGGGGTACACCATCGATGTCTTCGTTGAACTCCACCTGCGGCTGTCCCCCACTCAACACTGAGTGAAGTAGCCCCTCGTCGTCAAGCCTTGTGATCATGTCCTCGGCCTTCTTCCAGTCGTCGCTGCTAACTACTGTACGACCCGACTCCTTTGCTGTCTCGGAAAATACCTGAACCCTTTCCTTGTACACCTTGGTTAGCTTAGGGTTATTGGACTTGATACCCTTGGTTAGATCCTCCTCATCCATAACAATGTACTGATTGGGGGCTTCGTTGGGGGTCAATAACAGGCAGTCGTAGAGGGAGCCGAAGCGCAAGGCGTCACTCTCCTTAAAGAGTGTGCCCCGCATGTACTTCTCCCACTGCCTCATGTCACCGAGGGCATACTTCATTGAAGAGTATGACAGGTGCGGTTTCCCGTACCGTTCTTTTAGTTGATCTCTCATCGAACGAATTTGAAGAGTCCAGACAATTGCTGTTCGGAAAGCTGATCCCCGTACTTGCTCTCGATCAAGTCGTATGCCTTACGCTTGTCAGGGTGACCCTTGATGTAGTTCACGGCCTTCTCCATCATGTCCGCCTCGGGCTCCTCCTTCTTTGCAGGAGCTTTCTTGGCAGGGGCCTTCTTTGCAGGGGCTTTCTTGGCGGGGGCCTTCGGCTTTGCAGCAGCAGGGTGAGAGAAGTCCTCCTCTTTCTTTGCTGGCTTCGTGTCCTGCTGTGCGATCGCTGTCTCCACCTCGTTAGCTGAGGCGATGCTTGCATCGATACCAATACCGAGCATAGCGAGAGCTCTACCTACGGCTGACGTCTCGCAGTTCTCTACATAGCTGGTCTTGTTGATGTTGCTAGAAGAACGATCCTCGTGGGCATGGCCCGTGGCGATGACCCTCTGGTTTTCATCTGCTATGATACACTTGAACACGACCAACTCGCTGTCGAAGTGGGTTAGCTCAGTGATGACACTGTAGTTCTTGATGGAGTCTTCTTGACGCAGGTATTTAATGCGTTCGTTGACTTCAACGTACTGCTTGCCACGGATGTTCGTGGTCTTGAATTTGTATGTACTCATTTGATTAATGAAATAAAGGTTGCGTAATCTACTTTACCGTACAGTTTTTCCAGTGGCACGCTGACGAAACGTGAATCCATATCGATGTCAACACTCTCGGTGCGCTCTTCGATTTTCTTGGCGACCTCACCTGAGAAGGGCCATGTTTGGTTTTTGTCCTGGGCTTTGTAAAGACCAGCCTCTTTCTCTAATCGCTTTGATCTCGTATGAATCTTTCCCAAAGCAATGCCGAGCACCCTAGCCTTTCCGCTTACGCTTGACTTCGTTCGACCCATACTGTCCGCAAGGCGGCTAACGGTAGGCGCGTCAATACATATTGACATCACGCCTCCACTTTCCTCGATGATTAAATCCAAGTTGTCTTCTAGAATGCCTGTCTCTTCAGCATTCCACATTTTGTGTGTGAGTTTCTTGCTCATTGTGTTGTTGTTAAAATCCTTTTTTTGCTGCCGCCATCCTGAGATTATTTATCTCCTTGATCAGGTCACTATCCGTAGCTCCATCATCATACATCACGAACTGATCACACATGTTCATGAAGTCCCGCACAATATCCATGGATGCTAGAGCTTGCTCCATCAGTCGTTGACGCTGATTGAAATTTCTTTCAAGATGCTCAGGTTTAAAGCATACTTGAATCAAGTTTTTGTCTGAGCTTTCTAACAGTGACTCAATGCAGTTCCTAAACTGCTTAGAGTACCCAAAGTCTGACTCCCTCAAGTTGTTGCACTTGCGGATACTGTTGATCATTGTGCTGTGATCTCGGTCAACACTCTTACCCAGGCTTCCCAGAGTAGATGAGGGGTCTAGACTCATAGCCAAGAAGCAGTATGCGTGCCTAGCGTGTGCTATTTTCTTTACCCTGCTTCGACCCTTAATTAATTCTGGGTCTACATCAAACACTTCGCTCACCACTCTCATCACTTCACTTCTAAGTAAGTCTGAGTTTATGTGCGTTTTTAATTGCAGTTTTGTGGACAGGCCAGTCAGTTGTTTGCGCTCCATCTGCACTCGTTCACTTGCGATTTTGAACCTCTGATGTGGGCTTAATTTTTTCATTACTTAATTGATACGTTGGTTACTTTCATAAAGATTTTGCTCGGCGCATGAGCGAAGTACTTGAGCAGGGCAGGGCATAGCCAGAACTCGTGGGTGTCCAGCGTGTCATACTCTGTTGCTATGATTTGATAGTCGTTACCACCCATGCTTGGGGCGACGTGCTCGGCTAGGATTCCCCAACCAGGGAACTGCCCGTCACTGAATAGGATGTCGATGCAGGCTTGGTCGGGTTGAGAAGACCGTAAGCGTGCAATCTCATCGAAGATTTCGTCTGCTCCAGCTACAAAGGGTTCCTTGATTAAGCCTAGGCCGTAGTGGTCGAAGACCCAAGAGCTTTCGTGCTGATAGACACGCATGGTGTATATCGAATTCTGACAGTCTCGTGTGCCCAGTTTGGGTTCACGATTAGATGTGATGACGGATCGGATTTGTTGTGCCCACTCTTTAAGCATATGTCTTTGTGATTTCTGGTTGAATGATGAGCCGACCGAAGGTGGCGAGCATCGGGTGTGTTGTGTTGTCTATGTCTTGGCGCTTGCTGTTGAACCAATGTACCCTGCGCTTGGGGTTGTAGTGGAAGAAGCTCTTCACATCAGGAACAGAGAACTGACCTCGTGGCTTGACGATGACCGAGTCACACTCGACCCATGCACACACAGTCTTATTCTCTCCGCTCAAGATTCGCTCTGCTGTGCCCCTCTGATTGCGGAGGACGGCGTTGTGCATCTCCAGGATTACGTCCTCGGGGTCGTAATATTCTACCTCATCCCCAGTGCGCACCTGCCATCGGTACTTGTTCGGTCCATTGGCAAGGTGGAATCGGACCTTAGTGGTCATGGCGCTCAAGGATTTTAGTGATGGTGATGGAGCCGAAGCTCGTTTGGTTTTGGATGCGGCGCTTGTGATTGATGGCATCATCCATGTCGTAGCAGGGGATCCAATCTGAGGACACCCCGTCACCTTCGTCACCTGCTAGGTACGCTACTACGTACTTCATCTTACTGCTGTCTTTACTCATTGCTTGTGTGGGTTGCGAGCGGCGATGCGCTCAGGGAACATGACGTCCAGGATTTTCCTTTGCTTCTTTTCGTATCTCTCACGCTTGCCTTCGTCATGCACTTCATACTGAAGCACGTCATCGAGTAGGTCAAGGAGTTTATTGAGTGCCGTGGCTTGCTCCACCGTCCATCTTGTTTCAGTATCCGTCATCGTTTTGTGGGGTTGATGCACTTGACTCGGCGTTGCTCCGCCTTGTGCTTTTCGTATGCTTCATCGGATACGGGAATCTCTACGCGCTTGCCGACTTGACTGGACATCATGTCCTCCAACCATAGGGTGAGTGTGTCTTTCATTGTGTGTGTGTTGCGATTAATAAGAGGATGCACAGGAAGATCCCTGCCCATCCGAATGCGATAATGTCTTCAGTGTCCTTCATAGTCTTCTAGTACTACGGCGTCACCACTAGCAAGGGCGTCACGCTCATCCCTCCCTAAAAAGCCCCCACCTCGTTTGCTTACAAGCTGAAATCTATATAGGCCCCACCCCCACTGATTCTTGAGGTCATCCCACCATATGTTGAGGTCGTGTGGCATATTGTTCCACATGACTGTCATCCAATCGTCCTCCCCGTATACTTTGTAGGGGCCGTAGCCTGACATCTCGTCGAGGCACTTGATGTATATGTGATCAGCCATTGGGGGAAAGGAGGTCAAGGATTTTTGCTAACGCATCAGTGTATTCAGGCTTGATGTTGTCTTCGTCTTTGTTCAAGAGGCGTAGGAATTTCACTACCTCATGTTCACGAGATTGATACTCGTGAATCTGCTTACGCAGGTTGTTGAACTGAAGGTTTCTTTCGTCGGTCATTGTGTGGTGGTTGATTGATGGAGCAAACCTACAACATTGTTAAGTGGTTGTCAAGTTCTTTAACACTTTTTAACATTCTCCCCTGTCTTCCTTCAGAATGTCGAAGACTTGTACAGGTACGGAGTCTCGGAACGCAGTGTCTTGTTTGCATATCCACTTGTACATGGTGTTCGAGTCCTCGTACTTAGCAAACCTGTTCGACAGCTCCCGCATTACGGGTGAGTCGATGTCCTTGCAGTATCCGAACCGCTTGTTCATCTCTTTGTGTTGATCCCTCATGTATCTCGCTCGTTCTCTTAGCCGTGTCGCGATGTGCCTGTCGAGGTGCTTGGTGCGTGTGAAAAATTTATTCATGTGTTGGTTTCTACTTCTTGCACTCGGTTCCACTGGTAGTTCTTGGTCACGGGAACCCAGTATTCGATGTCGGTCTCAGGGTCGTACCAGAGTTCGTGGTGCTGCCCCGTGATGTCATCCTGCCATGCACTGGTATACTCAAGGCGGTCAATTATTTCTTGCTTCATTGGTTCTGTGTCAAATTTTTGTGTGTGTGTCAGAGGTACTTGCGGATGCAGAAGTCCACCACAGCCTGCCAATCGATGTGGTCTGTGTCCATAGGGGTGAATTCGAGCGCCGTGAGTGTTTTGCGGCGGGCATCCACAGGGAATTCTTTTGCCACGAAGGAATTGATATCCTCCCAATTGACGAGGGTGAACAGCTTTACCTGAAGCTCATTCTGGAGCGGTGTGAGTGTGTTTGTCATGGTTGTTGGTTTTTCCATTCGTCTGCGCGGAATTGGATTTCCGCATCGGAGATTTGCACATAGATATCAAAGCCTACGTGAACGTATACATATGAGAAGTCGGCCTGATATGCATCCACGTCAATGGACTTGAAGTAATTCAGGCAGTCTTCGATTGTGGACTTGTATTGCTTGTTCATTTTGATTGCTCAGGTAGTTTTTCCCCCATGACCCACCCGAAACAGAACTCGGCAAGGGCTCCCCTGAAGTTCTCCATCTCGGTTCCGTCATCATCGAGCGTGTCGGTGACGTCATGATCAAGCAGAAGCCATAGGCGGTCAACAAAATCGCTGTCGAGACTCATTTCATCAATGGCGTTGAATTGTTTGCGTTGCTTTGGAGTAAGTAGGTCTGTCTTCGTGTATTCGTAGTAGCTCATGTGTTCTGTGTTTGTACCCACGGCAGGAATCGAACCTGCGACCGACTGCTTAGAAGGCAGTTGCTCTATCCCCTGAGCTACGTGGGTGGGGTAGGGGCCTCTCACCCCCTCGACGCACGATGACAAAGTTCAAATGGGTGGTGCGCTCTCACCCTCAACACCCCGTGGTCCCCACCACGTTCACTTCATACCAATGATGCCAGCAACAACGCTGTATAGTTCGTTTGCTTCATCGAAACTGTAAGGGTCATCGATACACATCATCTCAAGCGCATAGCGCAAATCATTTTCGTCTTCCATTGCGGTTACCCAAACACTATTTCGTTGTACAGGATGCACTGCAACAGCACATCGCTTGTTGTCGCGTCACCATTATCCCTCATCATGTCGTTGAAGTGACGAGGATAAGAGTTTGCCATGGTCATCACGCCCCTCTTAATACTTGCGGGGGTGATGTGATTTAGTTCTCGGTCGTCATCCTCCACCTCTACGTAGAAGCGGAGGTCGTGGATGCAACACCATGACATGACCTTTGAGTATGTCTCCCCCAACTTCTGCTCTTTCCATGGGGACTCCTTGTGCCTTGTCTTTAGGCTACCCCAATCGATGCACTTAATCCAGTAATTGCTACCCCCTTCGAAGGCCCCGACGATCAGGTCTGTTGCCTTTGAAAACTCGATACTTGTCTTGACCTCGATGGTCTTGAGTGTTGCTACGTCTGTCATGATACTCATTTGCTTCTGTTAATCTGTTTGTTTACCAAGTCGATAGCGTCATCGACTTTCTTTTCTGTTTCGATTTCCCCTGCAAATTCAACGCAGTTGCTTGCCTTCCAGAGTGCGTCTCGCACCAACATGAGTTCTGCTTTTGTCATTCGTCTGTGTACTTGTCTGTGATTTCGATTGCCTCGGTCAGCACTTTGCTGAGTGGATTGGACAGCCCTTCGATTGCCCCCTTTGGGGTGGCGAGATAGAACATCTCCGCCATCATCAGTGCCTGTTGCACCTTTTGGATTTCGTCTTGTGTCATACTTTTTCGCTGATGGGTCCGTGTTCTCCGTAGATGTGCCTCCATCCAATGAACCTCCATTCGTTCGGCTGTTTGGCAATCTCCCAGTATGCCTTCTCCTCTGTCTCTGACAGCATACCCTCGTGGTATACCCTTGCCCAATCGGACACCTCCCTGTCTGAGATTTCCACCCCTGTGGAGTCTGAAAAATCGTCTTGCCACACGTTGATACCGAGCGTTTGCTTGCCTGCCCACTTGCCTGGTGTGTCGTCGCCCTCTCGAACCCATACCGTGAAGCCTCGCATCTTGAGCAGGACAGCGGCAATCTCCACGTCTGTGGCGGGGAGTTCCTGAGTGTATAGCTTCACCCGCTCCTCGGTAGCGAGTAGGCAACCATGGGCTGTGTACCACTCGTCCTCCTCGGATGGGTCCCACTCGGTCCAGTGGCAGATGTCCTGCTCGAAGGCGGCCTCCAACACCTCGTCGTCGGTGCGCTCAGAGGTGGGCTTCATGTCCGTCCAAAAGTCTTTCCAATTGGGGCCACGCAATTCTGCGATGACGTCCGCTTCGTACTTGATGTACATGGCTCCGTCTCCGAAGAGCCATCCTGAATTCATGCCTTCGCCTGTTTTGTCACAGCGTCGAGCATATACTACGGGGGTGGTGATTGTGTCTGTCATGTCGATTGATTGATGATGCAAATATAAGGAGTTGTTCAAACGTTGTCAAGGTATTTAACACTTTTTAACATTTAGCCGTTCTTCACAGCCCATGAACAGCTCGATGTGTTCGTCCCACTCGATGTCGTACCCCTCCCCGATTCCGTACTCGGTCAAGGGGCGTTGGTGGTGGTCCACGAACTGAGCCGCCCAACGTACCACGAGGTCATACGTGTCCACGAAATGCACGTGGGGCTTGCTCGCTACGTAGAACATGGTGTACGCCACCACCTCCATGATTTTTTTGTCTCTCTCGGTCATTGCTCTTTCGTTTCGAATTCGTCGTAGAACTTGCCGATGCCACCTTTCAGGCTGTCGCGCTCTTCGTCGGAGTCATACTGACCGAGCATCACCCAGTTCGGGTAGGTGAGGGAGCGCGTGGCGCGTCCATACAGGTTGAACATACGTTGGGAGGGGGTTTTGTTTTCGGTCATCGGTCTCTTGTGTCAGGGTCCATTTCGATTGCACACTCTGTGCAGTCTACTTCTTCTTGGTCGGGGCCATAGCCCACGAGTCTGCGTCCTGTGCCTTCGCACATTTCACAGGTGTATATGTCTTTTTCTTTCATTATTTCAGGGGGTTGCAAGCGTCAGGGTTGTGGTGGGGGTTGTGGGTTTGACACAGACGCCTCTCGGCGGGCATACTCCGCCGCTTGCTCGTCAGTCCAAGAGACTGCGCCCTCTTGGTAGCATTCGTCGCACCGCTCGACGTATTCTTTCTCGCCGAGTGTACGGGTGGTGTGGATGTAGCCTTTGCCGCTACAGGTTTCGCATTGTGTGCTCATGTCAGTGGATTTTGATTTTGACGTTCTTGCTACCCTTGCCCACGATCCCCGAGCACAGGCCACAGGTGGAGCAGTTGGACACGCTTAACTCCTTGGATGCAGGGCATTGGACAGCCGTCGAAGTGTCGTCGGGTTCGGTGCAGACGAAGGCCCGCCACCCCGTGATGGATGCCGCGTCTTTGTCAGAGTGGGCCGAAGCCATGAAGTATTGGGAGTAGTCTTGCGCCCAGTCCTTGCGGGCCTGGTGTGTGTACCCCGTCCACTTGCATTGCCCCGCCACCACGATGTCGCCAACAAGGTCGAGTGGGAGGAGCGAAGGCTCCCCGTATGTACCGAAGCGGATGAAGTCCGCACGTTCGGCCATAAGCTTGATACCCAAGCGGTCCACGTCATCCAAGCCTTCGTGGATTTCTTCCATGCACAGGGATTTGAGCATGGACACCATGCCTGAGAACTGCATATACTTGTGGGTGTAGCACTTGCCATTGCCTGAATTGTTCGAGAGCGGGCAGTCCATGCAGTTGGCCGCGTCGAGGTCGAAGAAATCCGACATTGGAATTTTTCTCTTGCCGTCGAGGTGTGACCGCACGAGGGCCAATTGGCGAAGGTCGAAGTGATACGTTTGCAGGACTTTGTCCGTGGGTCGTGCAATCTTTGCGTTGGTGGTCTTGCCTAAGCGGACCACATGGAGGACGTCGCCGTCATGCCACGCTATGCGGGTGGGTGTCTTTGCCATGGGTGGTGGGGTTGATTGATGATTCGAAGATACGGACTTGTTCAAAGGTTGTCAAGGCTTTTAACACTTTTTAACAATTCGGAAAGCTGTACCACACCACGGAGACTCCTTTCGTGGACAGGTTCAGGCTTGCGCCACTGTCAATGAGCCGCGAAAGGAACAAGTGCGGGGCATACACAAGCGTGATTTCCTCATGTGCGGGGTCGAACTTGAACGTGGGTGGGAGGCCGCCGAATCGGTTGACGACATTGAGAAACGCTTTTTGCTGGGCTTTGTAATTGTCCGTCATGTGGGGGTGTGTTGATTGATTGATGACACAAATGTAGTGGATTGTTGAAGGGTTGTCAAGGCTTTTAACACTTTTTAACATTTGAGTTGGAGCGCAGAGGGGACTCGAACCCCCCGCCCTTGCGGGCCACCATGTGCGCTTGTGTGTGTTCACTCGAAGTATCCGCCGAACAATTCCCAAGCCACCTCGTCTGTGACCTCGTACTTGTGGTACTTACACATCAGCGGGCAACTTTCGTTGTGCTCAACCCCAAGGACGCTGTGAAGTAACTCGTGTAGGGTCGTGTACAGAAGCTCGGTGTGTGTGCTCGTGTCACTTGCGCCCTCGCAAGTCCCTTTGACGATGTGGACGATGTTGCGCCCAAGCCAAGCGTATCCAAGGGTGGAGCACTCGCCCCCGTCCACGATTCGGACCTCTTGCCTCGGTAGGCGCGGGTGTCCGTTCGCCTGTAGTCGGCGGTTGGCATCGTAGATGATGTCGATGACCTTGCGCCGAAGGGCGTACACGCTGTCATCCATGCGCATTGGCTCGTGTCCGTATGCCCCGCGAGTACGGCGGCGAGTAGAGCGGGAGGGGGTGGGGGTGGGTGTGTTCATGTGTGTGTGGGTTTTGACACAGACGCCTCTCGGCGTTTCGACCAATCAGGTCTCGTCAGTGTGCCTGACTTTCAGCGAGTTAGATGGTGAATCCGTGGCACTCCAACTGACGCTTGTTCTCGCGGCTCTGGCACTCGTCTGCGATGGCTCGCCAATACGCTTCGATGTCCAGCAATTGGTGGAAGAAGGCAAGCCGTTGGTCGTACGCCTGATCCTCGCGCATCAGGCCCTCCTTGACGCTCTTGCGGCGGTCGATGCACCACTGCACCATTGAATCGAAGGTGGATTGGTCGAGGGTTTGCAGGGACGCAATCGCGTTTTGGCAGCTAGGGGTAAGGGTGTATTCCATGTGTGTGTGGGGGGTTGTGGGTTTGACACAGACGCCTCACGGCGTTTCGGCTACTTAAGCCTCGTCAGTGTGCCTGACTGCCTACGCTCAGAAGGCCATTTCGAGTTGGCCCTCCTCCGCAATCGCCGCCGCCACAATCGCCTCCTGCTCGGCGAGCCAGTGTGCCTTCGCAAGGTTGGCAGCTTCGACGATGGTCAGCCCTGCGGGGATTTTGCCTGCACTCTCGACCGCTCGGGGTGTGTACCCCTCAGGTGCGGACACCACCTCCGAACGTGTGCCGTCCACGGCTTCGACCACCTCGGTACGGGAGGCCAAGTCCTTCGCCGCTCTCGCCTCCGCCTTTCGCAGGGACTCACGTTGTGCCCTTGCCTCCATACGGTCGTTCGAGGACTTGCCCCCTTGACCCGCCTTCTTCGCCATCTCCTTCGGAGAGGTGTGCTTGCGCTGCTTTGCCCAAGCTGCCTTGTTGGCGGCCTTTCGTTCGGCCCTTGTGGGCTTGGATGCCTTGGGTGTGCTTGCCTTACGCTTGGGCTTGGGCTTGGACGCTTGCTCGGCGGCAAACTTCGCTTTGTTGGCGGCCTTCCGCTCTGCTCTCGTGAGCTTGCGGCCTTCGGCGGTGTGAGTAGGAGTGTATGTCATGGGGGTTGTGTTTTGAACCATGCCGCAAACTTAGGGTATTGTTGAAAGGTTGTCAAGGGTTTAGAGGGTGTTTAACATTTGTTGGGAAATTAAAGTGCTGACAATCAGCGAGTTAAGGGTGAAAAAGTTTTTGCCTCGCAGCGGCGGGTGTTACACGTAGGCATGACGTAGGGGGGTGATGTGCGGGACACGTGTGGGGGGGCTTGGGTGCATAGCGCAAGAGCGGGTGGGGGTTGTGCCCGTGATGCGTGCGTCATGCGTGTGCCATGCGTGCATGATGCGTGCGTGTCGCGAGGGAAAAAGCTGAAATCCTAGCGGGCCTATGGGATATGTGAGGGGGAGGGGGTCGCAGGGTTGCGTTCGGGTGCGCGTCACATACGTGTACACATATATATAATCCCCCGCATACAATGTTCTCCCATTTTTTTGACGATCCTGTCCTGCTTTCGCCCCTTGTAGTCTCTGCACAGCTGTCTCACTTTCGTCAGGGTCCTCAGACCCCTGGCGCGTTTGCGACGTTGTTGACATGTGGTACACAGGGGTTGACTTTGTCAATTTTTTCGTGTAACTTCGCATCAACCTCCAGCGAGATTCTCAAGGTCGCTAATAGTCCAGGGGGCTTTGGGCCCCTGTCCTGCGACCAAAGCAATTTAAAAGCCACTAGGGATTTTTTGTGACTCTATAGTGGCTGCACAGTACTCCGCTACATGGGTGTGAAAGGGGGATGCTTGTGTCCTATGCTCTCGTGAGGTTAAAGCGATACTTTAAGTGCCCGTAGGCATGACTCTAGGAGTATTATCTTAGCAGTATGAGACTGAAGTATCAGAATGGTGGGCGTACAGGGGATCCACCTAAGTCAAACCGTGACGCCATCCCTCAGTACTCGTCTATGGAGGAGATGATGGCCATGTCACCCTATGATCGTGGAGGCAGCGGCTCTGTCCAGAACGTATTCGGTCCAGCAGATTACACACTGGGGGCATTCCCACTCATGCGTGCCTTGTCCCCAGCGGCAAAATCCGTAGGTAAGTACCTAGGGTTGGGTAGAAAGGCTTCCTCTAAGATTCCTTATAAGCCCATAGACATTACAGACGCCAAAAACATCAGTGATTTCCCGACAGACATCCCTGGTAAGGAACTTGGTAGCGAGTATGAGTTCTTGATCAACGAGATTATGGACGACTACAATTGGGACAATCTCTTCCATATGAAGGAGTTGTTCAACAAAAGCTCAAAAGATTTGGCAGCAGATAAAAAAATATACAGTGCCGTAATGAAGAGAGTCGAGGACTTCTACACTCCAAACAAGGGTGGTCAGGATGTGGTATCGGCGCTTCTCAACGTAAAAAACTCGGGGCAAACGTTATCAAAGATCAACAAAATCCGCACTGAAGCTATTGAGGAGGTCGCTGATGAGTTTCGTAAAGATCCTTTAAGTTTTGGAGGGAGTGAAATCGACTTCGATCGTTTCATACAACAATCCGCCAACAGGGTTCACAACAAAGTGAAAGACTACGCAGCCTCTCAAATAAAAAATTCAGCATCAGAAACCGCTGAAATAGAAGTGGCCCGTAGGATGAATGAAGCAGTGAACCCATTCTACAGCAATGCCATCGGAGGCAGGATTAAAGTTCTAAAAAAATGAGACTAAAGTATCAGAACGGTGGACGTCCAGGGGATCCAAAGAAAAAGAAGATGCCCGATTGGTACCCCGCTTTCCTACACGCCCTATCTGGGGTGGAATCTTCGTATGGTAAGAACATGATGAACCCTACGACTACAGCAACGGGGCTGTATCAGCAGATGTTCAAGGAGATCAAGGACATGCCAGAGATGAAGGGTGTTTCTAGAGCTCAGTTCGCGAAAGACCTCAAGCTGCAGGGCAAGATTCAAGACATGCGTATGCGTGGAGAGATACCTGAAGTGCCAGGATTGCTTCGCAACGTAAGAGATATAAAGTCTAAGAACCTCACCCCAGACGAAGTTGCGGCTATGAGCCACTTCATAGGTAGGGATGGGCTTATGCAGCAGCTCAAGAGCGGGTACGATATCCCAGGGAAGAACGCTTCTTTCGACGAATACCTCTCTCGGTACCGAAAAGCGCGAGCTACATACAAACCCCCAGAGGAAAAGATGCAACCGCTCGAGGTTTCTCCCCCGCAGCAGGTAGAGCCAGCTCTGCAAAACGCATTCAAGATATTAAGGGAAGCACCTAAGGTTTCCCCAGACTTACAAAACGCAATCGATATATTACGTAGAGGTTGAATATGAGACTCAAAAAAAGATATCAGAACGGTGGTGGTTTCGGGGATCCCCCACAGGGTACCATCACCCCGAAAGAGGCTTTGATGCGGGCACTGCAACCTCAGAACCAGTTCAGGTTGACTGGTGGGGACGCTCCGTTCCGCACTATCAGAAATGAGAAAGATCGTATGGCGGCAGAGACTGTCGATGACAGCATGTTTGAGATGGCTAGGTTCCTCCCAGTAATCGGTGAGGGTATCGACGCTGCCGAGCTGGCTAAAGTAGCCGCTACAGGTAAGGACTTCTACGGGGAGAAGCAAGACCCAGGGCTGTTCACTGCGCTCACCGCCGCAGGGTACTTGATCCCAAATGCTCTCGAGAAACCCATGAAGGCGGCATGGCGAGCAGTGAAGAATTTCCCTGCGAAGATACCAAAGCGAGAGTTCCGTGAACTCCCTAGCGAGCAGAGAGAGGCTGTACTGCAAAACCTAACTCAAGCTCACAATGAGGTGTACGATATGTCGAGCGACGCAAGTAACTTGGACCGAATGGTTCTTTACCCAGCGGGCGTTTCTCATAACATCCGCCAGCTTTCTTCGCTGATGTCAGGGAGTAAGCTCGAGAACGCCGTTGGAAAGGACGGGTTGATCCAAGTTAGTCAAATCGAGAACTTAATCAACAGTAAAGACCTGTCTGCCGTAGAGCGAGAGGCACTGCAAGAGGTGATGGAAACTGAGGCCTTCCAAGCCCTGCGTGAGATGGGGGGTGGGAGTAAAGTGGACTACAACAAGTTCAGGAACCTCACTTCTAATCAAACATCCGTACATAACAACATGTATGTGGAGGATAGTGACGATCTTGCAGACTACGGGTTGGGGAGGTTGGGTTATCAGGATTTGGATCGTTACACGGGGTCCGACTTAGAAGCCATGAGAGCGGGCGCTCGGGTCAATGCCATCAAGCACAATAGGACTGACTTGATGAGCAAAGAGAGAGGTCACTACGGACGGGACGTTATCGGGCACTACCGCACCTTCGAGCGCCCAGACGAGAAAGGGGTGCTGTACATCTCTGAGCTGCAGGCCGACCCACTGCAAGCGCGTGGATCTGCAGGGCAGAAACGTATTGGGTTGAACATTGGGGAGGGAGGACCTACTACTAAGCAAGCTAACCTCATCAAGAACCAAGACCAGTTCCTTATCTCTCACATCCTAGAGCAAGAAGCGAAGGGGGTAGACAAGCTCCGCTTCCCGACGGGGGAGACGACAAGCAAGATTCAGGGGTACGGGGATCAGAGCCGTAGAATTAGCAGGGCCGAGTCAGACGTTAGTCTGTACGAGAACATCTCTAAGGAGGCTAGGGAGAACGAGCTCGTAGACAAGACCTTCAAAGAACACCCGATGTTCAAGGGGAAGAGTGAGGATGAAATCATGTATATGCTAGAGGGAATTACAACAACAAGGCGAAACCTACCTTCTTCTTCAGATAGCCGAATAATGGGTGAGTACGAGAAGGGGTTCAGGGAGCTCGGCGGAAATGAAAACACTACCCGAAAAGCTATCTTCGATTGGTACGACGCAACCAAGAAGAAGCGCTCTTCGCGTGAGCACCTATCTCGCATCAACGCTAGTGAGCAAGCCACTCAAGGAATTATGAAAGGTTACGACCGCCTCCCGAAAGCTTTGAAGAAGCACGGGTTGGATGCGACAAATTTCACTGACGATGTAGGCAACACTTGGTGGGAGGTAGATATCCCCGCTCGCATCGGAGAGGGTGTAGGGGAAATCCGTGCCTATAAGAAAGGCGGTAAGTTTAGAATATTAAAGAAATAACATGAAAGAAGAAGACGACATCAGCTTCCTCAACCCAGATCGGGTGAAGAAGACAGAAGAGAAACTGGAGAGTGGGGAGATCACCTGCAACATCGACTCCCCCGAGGACTGCGAATCTTGCAGCGGGTAATCTATTTATATTTGTAGTAATGAAGACGTTACGTAGATATCAAGACGGAGGTAAGCCACCGCAGGGTATCCCAAGCAAAGAGAGAATTCAACAGCTCGAATCCCTTAATCGACCCATGACGGAGGCCGAGCGCAGGGAGTACGTGTCTTATTCTTTCAATCCAGCAGCTGGTCCGAATGCACTATTCAGCATGTTGGCAGGGTTCAGTCCTGCAGCAGAGTCTATTGATGTACTTGGCAAGGGACTTACCTACGGTGCGGGTTACTTGTCTAAACTCAGCCCTGCTGCCAAGCGTGTCATGATGGCGTTGGGTGTCGGCAAAAAGGCAGATCGCATGGATGATGCGTACTATGATAGTATGTACTACGATTCAAGCGACGGAGTATTGACCGCAGAGGGTATTCCTGATTACCTAAGCACCCCCCCAAGTAAAAAGACTCCATTTGGTCGGGGCGGCGACGCCGCTTCTGATATGTTAAAAAGAAGAGCGGACACTCAGATGCGAATACAGCGATATGACGAAAGAATGGCTCTGCTAAGGGATGTTTACGGTGACAAAATACCTAAAGATATTTCTTCGTTGGCTCGAGCGCGTAGAGCAAACGATGTGGAAACAATCAAGATGCTTGAGAGTCGCGTAAAAGAATCAGCGGACAGGGCAATGCGTAATCTTCAGTGATAGGATAAGAACATAATTATATTTGTAGTATGGCAACACTAACAGTAACGCTCAAAGAAGAGCTCGAGCTGAATGGCAAGGATCGAGGTAGTGAGCTGACGCTCAGTGTCGGTAGCGTTACGCAAGCGTACCATAGGATCGTAACCTGCCCAGCAAACAACGATACTACTATTGCTACGTTCCAGACAGCAGTGCATACTGCAGACAACGCCATCGATCTTGAGGACGCAAAGTATATCCGAGTAACCAACCTCGATACCAGCAATGAAGTAGTGCTTTCACTACAGATTTCCAACAGTGAGAACGGTACCGCCGACGGCAGCGCCAGTATTCTTTTGGCTGCAGGCAGAAGCTACATCATGGGGATCCCTCACGAGGGTATCGCATGTGACGATGACTCCGCAGCCATCATAACCGACACGGCACTCCACGACCTGGAATCGCTTGTCGTAGACCCAAAGGCCAATTCCGTAAGCGTAGAAGTATTCATAGCAAGCTAATGAGATTAAAGTATAAAGAAGGGGGGAACTACCAGAATGGTGGAACTTACGACCCCTATTCCCCTATGACAAAAGAAGAGCGTCAGTTCCAGAGAGGAATGGAACGCTATGACGAAGGGGTGAAGGGCATGCTCAAGAAGGAGATGAGGCAGAGGGACCGAGAAGCGTTCCGCACAGCACGAAGAGACCCCGATGGGTACTACCCCGCCTTGGATTCTGAAACCAGTATTTTACTTGAAATGCTGGAGAGCGGTCAACTAAATAAAGAAGATGCCATGAGAATTGGTAAGAGGCGCAGGCTGGGTAAGCAGGTCGGACCCTTTGCCGCTGAAGCGGCCCTCGGTCTATTAGCGTCTGGTAAAGTGGCTCAGAGTAAAGCCGAGCGCCAGGGACTAGGTCGCCCTAAGTTTGGGCGGGCCCTACTTTCAGCTTTAGGGTTGATCTGATGAAGTGCAAGAAGAAGTATAACGACGGGGGTATCTTTGGGAAACCGAGTAAAAAGAAGCAGCGTAAGAACGTAGCGCCTCAAAACCCCAGGTTTCTTCCTTCTGCTCAGATGGAAGGAGAGGGATCTCTAGAGAAAAAGGAAAAGAAAGAGAAGAAGAGGAAGCTTAAGCTGGTGAAGAGAAAGGGGAGGGTGTGTATGACTACAGGTGGCGGCAGAAAACTAGGTAGGTCTGTGGACGCTTCTTGCAAGAAACCTGGATCCTAATGGGGAGTAAGGGTTACTTTAACCCACGATTAAAGAGGTACGATGAACTTAAAAGAACCAAGCTTGCGGCTGGAGGTCGTCCGATTCAGCAGCGAGAAGGACAGCACAAACGGGTTACTGTTCGATATAACTGACGGCAAAAAGGCGTTCCTTGGATATACTTTAGAAGATGAGCTTAGAGAACAAAAAATCAAAGGGGAAACTAGAATCCCTGAAGGAGAGTATGAGATTACGCTACGCACGTTTGGTGGATTTCATGACAGATATGCGTCACGATTCCGCGATATTCATGTGGGAATGCTGTGGGTCCGTGACGTCCCTGGGTTCTCGGATATACTCATACACTGTGGAAATACTGACGAAGACACGTCGGGCTGTCTCCTCGTGGGTGACACGCAAGAAAACAACCAAGTAAAGAAGAACGGATTCATAGGGCACTCCACCCGCGCCTACTTCCGAATCTACCCACTGGTTGCGAATGAGCTCCGTGACGGGAAACGCGTTACGATAAAATATACGGACCTGAGTTAAGCCTCTAGTTTGTTGTAGAAGCGCTGCACCATCAGCCTACCTTTCTGAGACAGGGCATATCTCACCCTGTAGTTGTACTTCGTTTCCTCTCGAAACAGGTGATCTTCTCTGGTGGCAGACGGGGTCATCTTATCAAAGTGTTTGTATAGGAAATCTTCTTTTACTAGAGGGTATACAATCCTGTCTGCCATCTTTTTCTTGTTCATGCCGTAGTCTTCAGCAGCATAGTCTAGGGTCCAGAACTCTAGGTCGTAAGCCCAGAGCATGAAGTATACCTCCTTTTGGAAGACATTGTGATGCTCTTGACACCATAGCAGAGTCTCCCTCAGGGTCTTAAGGTGATTTTTCTTTACGTATCTTTGAGGAAGAGGAGAGAAGTCCCTGAATAGCTTCTTCTTTTTTACAGTACTTCGAGGCATGGATGATAGAGACAAGTTCTTACTGGAGATTCAGAAGCTTCACGTCATGATGGAGGAGCTAACCCTAAAGTACAATATGCACGGGGAAGTGGTCAATATTATGTTGACTGGGATACTGGACTACGATGAGTTAGGGGAGCCAGTATTAAAGGCGGTGTACTCTTTAGACGTAGATAACGAGGATCTACTGCAGGAGGCTTTTGATTTCCTGTCTTTCTCCTATACCTTTTCAGAGGAAAACGACGACCTGGCTTCAGAAACCTGGTATAGATCTATACTGGACGACTTTGATGATCACCCCGACATAGACCCTTCTTGTAACTGATGCAGGGATTAATACGAAAAATAGTTATCGGGAGAGACCCGAAGGACGCCATGGCTTATTATGTCGGCATGAGGGCTGGCAAGGGTAACGTTGCTGCTATTATACTTGACGAGGCGCACCTGCATCACTACAGTAAAACACGGTACTTGGTATACTTAGATGTAGATGACGTTCAGGTTTTGTGGAAAGCGGTAGATGACATGCCTTGTATAATTGAATACGATTTGAATTTTTAATGAATATGCTATACTACTTCGTCGTAGACCTGCCTAAGGTGGCTAACGACGAGATCGACTTTGCGGATACTACGCTAAAGATTGATACCAAGTTTAATGAGTTTGAACACCGAGTAACACAAGGGGAGGTGGTTTCAACTCCTCATAAGTTCCCTACCGACGTTAAACCTGGAGACACTTTATTCTTCCATCACTTAGTTGTGATAAACGGAGGAATGCCTCTCGAAGGATACAAGGGGAAGTACCTTGTGTCTTACGATCCTGAACATTGCCTTAACTCTCACGCCTTTGCGTACCAACCGAAAGGTACCGATGAGGTCTATCCTCTTTCTACTTGGTCTATTCTATCCCCTTGCTTTGAAGATGACTTAGAGTCAGAAGTTTTTGAGGTTATAACACTAGAGAAGAAGCTTCCTACTAGGGGTGTTGTAGCTTTTGATAGCGACAACTTAAAAGAGCTAGGTGTAAAGAAAGGAGACACGGTGGGCTTTAAAGAAAACAGGGACTACAGGTTCAAGATTCAGGGGGAGGAGTACTACCGAACGCGTTGTGATGACTTGATGTATGTCGTCTAAGAAGTTCACTGCGCTGGATGCAGCGAAGCGGTTGATGGGGAGCATGGAAGTCGCCATCAATAATATGATCGAGGAGATTAAGAAGCCTGTAGACGCTGAGATAAACGGAAGCGCTCGCAAGGCGGAGCTTCAGTCCATCAAACAAACGGCCATCGACTGTAAAGAATTACTTGTGGAAAGGCAAAGGTTGGAACAGATGATGAGAGACCTTACATTGGGCGACGGAGTTTCACCAGATAAAGACTACACGGGTGGCTTCGCAGAAAAATATTCAAAATGACTTGGCAGAAAGAAGGTTGGGATCGTCTCATGATGTTGTTGGAGGATAATGAATGCCTCTTGGCCGATGGATTTAATCAGTCTCTTGTGGGTATTACTCAAGGTGTGAACCCTGTAGCGATCTACGATATAAATCTTATGGTGAATCATCTAGTCGATCAACATGAGATGACGCCCGACGATGCTATTGAACACTTAGAGTTCAATGTTGTTGGTGCTTACGTCGGAGAGAAGACGCCAATGTATGTAGCCCTAGACTTTGAAAGACTGCAAGATCATGTTAAAGATTATAGCGCTCATAGCTCAGACGGTTAGAGCATCCGACTCATACTCGGCGGGTCGTGGGTTCAAGTCCTACTGGGCGCACTTACTTCTAATCTATTTTCCTCTAGCTTCATACGCTCAGTGTGACGTAGATATAATTGATGTCAACCTAAATACCTATGAGGTCACCCTAGAGGTGGTCAATAGTGAGGGCTGCGGTATGCAGGGGTATCAGGCGACTCCAGGTGCGATAAACATGCTTATGATTGGGATGCATGTCCCAGGAGTTGATGAACCGTGGGACCCAGACGGGCCGTGTGACATGTCCCCTAACTCGAATCACTTAGGTTGGACTTACGGGACTAGTTTAAGTTCAACACCAAACAACTGGGCTAACGACTTCGACATAGACATGCCTCTATATAGTGGGGACACGGTTGTGATGCAGTTAGACAATCCATACGGGACAGACTGTGTAAACGACCCTTTCTTGACAGGGGGTATAAGCTGCTGTGCTCCTCAGTACATAGACTATTGGATAGGTCTGGGTGAGTGTATCGAGATCGTTATTTGGCAAATCAACTACAGTAACACTTGGTATGCCGCAGACGGCGGATGGGCTACAACAGGGCCTAATGGGGATGGAACTGATTGGGGTTCTACAGGAACTTACCCTGACCAAGAGATTGAAAACTGGTGGGTGTCCTGCGAGCAGGCAGGTCCGATATATATAATCGATACGGTTTATGTGGAGGTCCCAGCGGACACAGTCATTCAATCGGATACGATATACATAGACATCTGGTATTACACTACGGACACTATAGAGGTGTATCTTACTGACACAACCTATCTTGTTGACTATGTGTACGATACAACCTACGTGTATCAGTTGGACACTGTGCTTGTACCCGATCCAGTGTATGATACAACCTACGTATATAGCGTGGATACAACCTACGTATATAGCGTGGATACAACCTACGTGTATGATCTAGATACGATATATGAGTATGTAGTACAAGAAATATGGTTGGATTGTGAAACAGGTATTCCTTGTGACGATCAGCCAGGAATGGGTGAATGTGACGAGGTTAGTGTTTTTGTCCCAAATGTATTCACTCCAAACAACGATGGTGTTAATGACTCTTTCAATGCTGTCCAGTCAGATCCTTCTTGCTGGTCGGAATGGACGTTAGTCATATACAATAGGTGGGGTGCAGTAGTCTTTGATACCAACAACCCTAATGAGCCGTGGGACGGCAGTAATAACGGAGGCGTGAGTTTTGTTCCAGACGGTGTTTATGTCTGGGTTATTCAGGGGTCTTCTGTTGTTGGTGGTTCAGTAAATCTTACGGGTACCATACAGATTTTACGATGAACGCTCTTGTAGATTTAGATGAGTATGAAGACAAGGCTATTTCGATATGCCCCAGTGGGACGCATGGCGACCACATTGAAGTCGGTGGGCTTCTCATTATCCTTCCCAAGACCCCTAAGGTCAAGGAGATCTTGTACTACGATTTACCCCCTAAAGATCAATACTGGAGGAGAGCTGATCTTCCCAAGGAGATCTCGCGTATTCGTTCTATGGATGAGTGGGCGGAAATGCCAAGGGAATTCAGAGAAAAGTTTCGTCCATATATCGAGGAAGAGTTTCGGCGTAGGCGTGAGGGCGTTTGGTTTTATAACCGAGGTGACGCTACATACATCACTGGACGTCACTACATGATGCTTCAGTGGTCGGTGCTTGATATTGGAGCACCGTACTACTTAAACTTCCAGAGAGATATCTTTCTTCATTTGGCAGCATGTGAGGCAGATCCTCGCTGTATAGGACAGCTTTACACCAAGTGTCGTAGATCTGGATACACCAATATATGCTCGTCTGTTATAGTAGACGAAGCCACTCAGGTAAAGGATAAGCTCCTGGGTATACAGAGTAAAACTGGTAAGGACGCTCAGGAAAACATCTTCATGAAGAAGGTGGTGAATATGTTCCGTAAGTACCCATTCTTTTTTAAGCCTATTCAAGACGGTACAACAAACCCTAGGATGGAGCTTGCATTTCGAGAGCCATCAAAGAAAATCACAAAAAACAATAAAACAGCTCAGGTGGGTGACGCATTGAATACTGTCATCAATTGGAAGAACACAACCAATAATGCGTATGACGGGGAGAAGCTACACTTGATGTACTTAGACGAGGCAGGTAAGTGGGAGAAGCCTACCGACATAAGGGAGGCATGGAGGATTCAGAGGACCTGCCTAATCGTAGGCAGGAAGATCGTGGGGAAAGCTATGGTGGGGAGTACGGTAAACCCCATGGGTAAAGGAGGAAGTGAGTACAAAGACCTATGGGAGGACTCGGACCCAGCGGATAGAAATAAGAACGGTAGGACCAGGAGTGGATTGTATAGGCTATTCATACCTGCGTACGAATCAATGGAGGGGTTCTTTGATTTGTACGGAGGGGCAATCATAGAAGACCCTGAAGAAAACGTTGAGGGCATCGACGGGGAGTACGTTCATATGGGGGCGAAGACGTTCTTAAAGAACGAGAGGGATAGTCTTAAGCATGACGCATCAGAGTTGAATGAGGTCATAAGGCAGTTCCCCTTCACTACGGATGAAGCGTTTAGGGATAGCATAGAGGGCAGCTTATTTAACATAGGTAAGATATATGAGCAGGTTGAGCACAACGACTCTCTATACCCAAACCCAGTTGTACAAGGGCAGTTCTCTTGGAAAGGAGGGGTTGAAGACACCGAGGTGGTTTTTACTCCTGACGCTAATGGTAGGTTCAGAGTGGCGTGGATGCCACCCCCCGAGCTAAGGAATATTAAGGCAAACGACAGGAGTAAAAAGATAGCCCCACACCCACACTTAGGATGCGGAGGTGTAGATAGCTATGACTTGGACGCTACTGTTGACGGTAGGGGATCTAAGGGGGCTCTACATATGTACAACAAGTTCAACATGCAGGTTCCTGCAAATATGTTTGTTGTAGAGTATGCGTCCAGACCTCCATTGGCGAGCATCTTCTATGAGGACGTTTTAATGGCGGCTGTTTTTTACGGGTACCCAATCTTAATTGAGAACAACAAGTATGGTATAGCTCGTTATTTCGAGTCAAGAGGATACGATGGGTATCTAATGGATCGCCCCTCTCACCTATTGAGTACTAGTTCTAAGGTCAACGTAAAGACAAAAGGAATACCATCAAACTCCATTGATGTGATTCAGTCTCATGCTCAAGCTATCGAAGCTTATATCCACGATTACGTAGGGGTGAACAGGGATACTGGAGAGGTAGGGAACATGTACTTCAATAGAACCCTAGAGGACTGGATCGGATACGACATAAACAATAGAACCAAGTTTGACCTTACGATTAGTTCTGGCCTGGCTCTTTTAGCCGCTCAAAAAGTGAAGCCTAAAAAGGAGGCTACGTCTTTTGATGAGAAGCGATTCTTTAGACGATATAAGGTGAGGGGTTGATTTATTATATTTGTGGGTATTAATTACTTGACCCCACATGTACAATAATAAAGGTGACCAGTCAGGTGGTTTTCCCAATCCTCTAGCGTCCCAGGAAGAGAAGCTGAGTAAGGAGTACGGCTTGAGGTACGCTAAGGCTATTGAAGGTCAGTGGGGAAATCCAGATAGCGCGAATTCAAATATAGGGGGCAAGAAAAATACCTTCTCTAGAAATCGGGATTACGCGAACGGAACTCAAGACACCAGCATCTACAAGCAGATGTTAAACGCTCTGGACCCAAGCAATGGTGACGGGAGCTTGATGAACCTTGATTTCACTTCGGTCCCCATCCTACC